AACCACGATAGCGTCGTTAGTTGCTACTTTTCCGATTTCGATTGTTCGATAAGCATAGTTACCATATTCGTCCATTGCGCCGATGTATAATTTAACTTCGCCAGTTACATCGCCAAGAAAAGAAATAAACGCCTGGCCGGCTTCTAGTTCACCAGTTGTTGGCTTGGTTTCAAACGAATTCATATAGATCTTAGCGGTTAACGGCGTCTTTGCCCTTGTGAAAGCCCCTGATTTACCGCCCTCATTATAGCGGTAATAATCGGAATCTACGGCCATCGCACAAGTCGCTAAAACTGCGGCGACTAGAAACATAACAAATAGTTTTTTCATCCTTGATCATCCTCCTCGATTTTTTTTGCCGACGGAATCTGAGCCATTTTATTCGATGGTGACTTCATTGGTCCAGACTGGTTTACGGTAATCTTACCCTCTTTGGCCAAAATTTCTAAATTGTGCTTAGAAACATAACAATAAATTCTTCCGTATTCATCTGTCACCATATAAGACATTTGAACCTCGCTCTACCAGGGCGGGTCATAACTCCCACCCTGGCAAAAAGAAACTTAGTTAGTCAATTCGAGAGCCCGGCAAACACCACCTGAAGCCTGAGTGTCGCCCATTAGAACAGCACTACCATATCGCCTTATTCCACGAATAGTAGTTAGATCTGATGTGAAATAGTAATCTTTGCTCAGATCAATTCTTGTGACCTGATCCATTACTGCGTAGAACTTGCTGAAATCAATTAAGACCAGCACGTCGTCTGTTCCACCAGTTCTAGCGTCGCCAGCAACATCTAACACAGAAGGAATCTTTGTGTTAAGAAGTAGAGGAATACCAAGAGGGGCAAATTCTCCTCCACTGATATACTGAGGAAACAGATATTGACCGTTCGCGTTCTCAAAGTTCCCTATTTTACTTCTAACTTTTCTGTTAGCAATAAATTTAAGAGATCCTTGACTTGCTTCGTCATTGATCGAGTTCAACATACTTTCAACGTCGCTAAAAGCAAGTGAGGCTAACGCAACTGGGGTATCAAGAACAGTGTTGGGATCAAACACGCAACCATCAACTAGATCTCCTGTGCTTGTTACGTTTCCAACAGATAAACGAAGGTCAAGGAATCTTGCCATTGCTGAGCTATAGGCCTCAACAAATGCAGTAACAAGATCGTTTCCTTTCTGTGCCAAATAAGTATTTGACATTGTGCTAAACGCACCACAACGAACTACGTCAACGATTGGGTTGTAAAACGTAGGATTCTTTTCTGTCAACGCGGTTGATTGATCAGCGATATCTTCAATCTCGATACCATACATGACAGGGAAAATCTTATCATTGTATATGATCGCTTGCTTGTTAGCGTTTGCATACATAACCGAATTAGCATAAATCAACTGAGTGATTTTACTATCGACTTCGGTCGGAACAGAATAACCGCCTCGAGTAGTTACGTCAGTAACGGAAGGGGTAGGGGCTTTATGACCAAGCGCCTTATTATTCTTGTCATTGTCCTGATCTAATTCCTTAGAAATCGCTTGGGCATTAACCGTATCTCTTAGCCCGATACATCGCAACATCTGGTTAAATGACGCTTCTTTTTCGTCAACCTTTCTGATAGAAGTCATTTTCCCGGAATTAACATCAAAGATCTTGAGTTCTTTTTCTGGCGTAAACTTTCCGCCAATAGCAGGGATATCCTCAAGTTTTATCGACTTCAATCTTTTTTCAACTTCGGCTTTGACCTTTTCTTCGATCTTGGCGTCCTCGGCTTCTACCTCTGCGGCCTTTTGTGCTTCGGCGGCTTTCTTCTCGGCTTCAACCTTGGTCATTCCTTCTTTGATCAACTTTTCCATAAGTGCTTTTACTTGTTCTGGTGTCATGATTGGTATCTCCTTTTTTATTTTATTGAAGCGCAAAATTTTTCTAGCGTTAGTTCAGGCTCGACTTGCGCTTCTTTTTTGCCTGTAATAACGACGAGCTTTTCCTTCGCTTCTTGCAATAGGTTAATATCCTCCGGGCTCAATACTTCGCCGGCTTTAATACTCTCCTCAATCTGCTTTATCAGCACTTGAAGATTTCCCGCCGTGCTTTTCTCGTCCTCGGAACCATTCAAACCCTTGCTTGTTAAAGCGTCTGGATCTGCTCCAACTGCAACCAACGATACTTCGAAAATCTTTGCCAATGTCAAATTCTCTGGATTGTCTGCGTCCTCGAAAAACCAGCGGCCGCCAATACTGAGGGCTCGACCATGCCCCTCAAGATATACGGTTCTGGTATGTGCAATACTTGGCAAGTTAGACTTAGTAAATGCTAATCTAAATTTTAAACCAAATTCATCCTCTACAATGTAGCCGCCATTCTTAGGGTTGAATGATCCGACAATGTTTTCTGTCTTGGCGTTATGGTTAATTAAAGCAACCGGGTTTTTGTGATATTCTTCAAGTTCATAAACATAATTGCGTAATTCAGTAAAAACAGTTGGTATGTCCCCGTATCTATCGGCTTGATTTTTAGTATTAGCATAACCCTCAATAAATGAATTACCGTCTGCGTCTTGTTCTATTTTTAAATCATTAACTGAAAATTCTTTGTAGGCCTCGACACCGTCTTTACTTCTAGCCTCTTTATATTCATTAACGTGTTCTTCAAATGTTTTTCCTTGGACCTTGATAATATTTCTCCCTGGTCCCGGACGTTCTGCTCGCCTCATTTCTCCACCACAATCAGCACATTTTAAATCTTTGCAGTGTTTATCACTTTCAATTTTTTTTCCGCACTCAATACATTCGCAAGTAAATTTTTTCATCTTTCCATCTCCCTTTTTATATAGTGGACACTCGGGTATAGAGCCAGGAACAAAATCCTTGCAAACTTGAGGCTTATTTTCATGAATACTGCATTTCCCATTTGCGGTTAGTTTAGAGCATACGCTTTCAACTTTCAACATCTTTCCGTTATTTTCAACAACTTCAATTCCTCTAACATCAAGCCATGACTTGCTACGCTCTGATTCAAATTCATCTGATGATGGAAAATAGATAACCTTGCAACAAGCGCCGCATTCTAAACAAACATTATCAGCCACTAACGAGTTTTCTCCGGCGGCTTCAAAGCTAAGATACTTAACCTCGTTCATCTTTAACCAGAGCTTGGCTTGTTCTACGGTGAATTTAGAGGCGTCAAATCTATATGATTGAACAACCATCGAATCACCACCACCAACCAACTTACCGATCAGCGTTCTCACGCCTTCCTGAATATCTTGAATGGCAAACGCTTCGTTGACGCTGAACTTATCTAGTTGATTAACTGTTGCAACGTGTTCGGTATTATCTTGTTTTATATCTTTTTTCTTTAATTTCTTCATTGGTTCACCGAAGGGATCTCAGTCCCGGTATGATTTGGATGATAGGTTAGAGGTGATTCACTCATTGGCCCGTCAGGCCGGCCGCAATCAGATCCGGCTTCAAATGTTGTGCAACCAAAAACATCAATAAATTTAAAACCGGCTTCCTTATAACTTAAAACGGATCCCTTGCTATAAGCCTTTGCTGATTCTGTCCGGGCAATCATTTCAGCCCTATAACCTCTGGCCTGGACAAACTCTTTTGTAACCCTGGCTTTTAGCTTGCTGATCGATTCTCCAAGACCAATACCTTGGTTAATTGTTTTAACAATACCAGTTGCAGTCGTTCTATTTATCGACATCGACAATCGATCAAGTTCTTCAATGCCTTCAACAACAAGTGGATTATCAAGCGAGGCATCAACCGTCGTTCCCAATATCTGATTATTATTCTCGATCGATTGAAACATTACTGCAGTATGGTTTTTTCTCATAACCTTGAGCAACTCGTTTAATTCTTGGCTTACATTAAAGACATCGTCGGCCGATGTTTTAAGTTTTTCGATCAATGCTTTGGCCAGTTCGGGGATCTCTAAATCATCCATTGCTTTTAATACTCTTGCTTCTTGATCTGCAAACAATTTTTTCATCGCTCTTTTTATCTGGGGTCCAAGTTTCTTGCATGTAGCAAGAAAGGCTCGAAAAATAGCTGTTCTTTGAATACCTATATTAGCGGCTTTATTTCCATGATCACAAACTGTTTTATCTGGTTCAGCAGGCGGATCTGTTTCAGACTCAAAACTAAGATCATCGATTGTCATGTAATTAATTGGTATTGTATAATCATCCATTCCCTCAACATCTTTTACTATTGGCTGATCGAGATATTCTACCCTGGCCTGGTTTCTGCTCATCAACCCACTGTTAACAACTGAAACCGCTATCTCTGAAAACTCTTTTTTATCTCTTGTGTTTATCTTATCAAAAGAGAAGGATTCGTCGGCCTCGAAATCTTCGACTATCTTTGAAAACGCTTCATTCATAGCAAAATTGCGCGGTGTAATTGTGCCGGATAAAAACAATTGTGTCTGTTCTTTGGTATTGGCATAATTGGCATATTCAAATATGCCGGCTACTGCCGGCGGCACTTCAAAGATAGCAAGCATTTCTTCTCTGGTAAATTTGCGCTGTTCGATATATGACATATCCTTTTGAGATAAACCAATCGCTTTAACGTCCATTCCATCTGTCAATGTAACGTATTTATGAGAGTTTTCAACGCCAGTGTATTTCTGAAATCGTTCCTCGAGTTCTTTTATTTGTTTTGGACTAACAGCGCCGGGAATAACAATCGCCGTTGCTGGTCTGCCGCCTCTTGCAAAGAATTGCCAATTAAAATACTGTGCTGAATACTCTGTATTATAAAGCGTTTCGTTTGCTTGGATTTTACCCATGCCAATTCGATCATTAACAGGGTTCGGCTCTTTGATATGGACAATATCCTCTGTTGAGATAGTGATTTCATTGCCTTGATTAAATCTTAGCTTATAACCCTCAATATAACTTGTTCTTTCGGAACAAATAGGATCAACAAACGCCGGATTCAATAACCAGAGCTCGCTATATTTGGACCCCCCAGTAATATTACTGAGGTTTGATTTAAACTTCCAGATATAAGCATTGCCGGCTAACAACAAATGCCATTGAATCATTTGAACGAAAAAATTAAATGACATAAACGGATTCGGTTTTTTAAATAGCTTGAGTAGATCTTTGTTTTTAGTCGGGTTATCTTCTGCGTCATAAATTCCCCAGGGAGTCATTGCACATCGAGTGCCGATTCTTGAACAACAAACTGATGTCCATGTTATTAACTGTGCGGATTTTAGGTAATCGCTAGTATCGTTAAATCTATTTGAAACAGAGGTTGATTGAAGAGGCAAAGCCGTTGGATTTGTTGAGGTTGCGAACTTAAAAGCAACAGATTGAAGGAAACTTTTTATCTTTCCCATAAAACCACCTTTTATAAAGCGTAGACCTGATAATTTCTTCTGCAACTATTAGCCAGGTCATCATAAACCTCAGCATGATAGTAATGATCCGGTTTATTATTTTCGATATATTTATACTCTTCGTTCCCACCCTTGTCAAGCTGTTTAACTCTTTGAGGGGCTTTCAATTGATCTAAATATTCTTTGTTGTAATTTACCATCGACGATAATCTAGTATTACGACTAATTATATTATTGCCTGTCATATCCATTGCCCTTGTTCGATTTATGTTAACTTTTAATGGGCGTTCTTTATCCTTGAACTCACTAATTTTATTTGCGTCTTTGATCGAGTAGTAAGCAATGAATACCCGGCCACGAAATCGATCTGCAAATTCAGTTGCTTTTCTTGTTTCAGGGAGTGCGTCAATTACGCAACGCCAGACATCGTATTTGTCCATGAACTGATCTAGCTCCTCAAACTCTTTGACCGTTGTTGTTAACACCTCGTGTTTTTTTCCTTCATGTAACATTGAGATCCTTACATGGAGTTTGGATCCAACATCAACACCCATCGTGCAGTTTTCGAACTTTATTTTATTAAATTCTTGTTCTTCTTTTTCACTGCGACGACAGGCATTGATGTTCTGATCGTTTAACTTTCCTCCGGCTTCAACATAGGGTATACCGAGATTGCTGTTATAAAAATCTTGAGGATTGATAGTTGTCTGCCACTCGACCCATAATTCTAAAATATCGGTTGTCGGCATTATCAATTTGCTGATATGATAACCCCGGCGCTTGCTCTCAGGATTCATTGCCACCCAGGTTCCCCAAGATCGCTCGAGATCTCCTCCGCAATGTTCACAAACTAATTTAACCTCAGTCGGCGGCTTAACAAATGTGTCACGTGTTGGCTTTGGGCTGATATGCTTATCCCAGGTTGGTATCTGCGCTACTCCGCAGACTTTACAAGGCAAGTGATACTCATGCTGATCTGTTAATAAAAACTCGCGGTGAATACCATACTCAAACGAAGTAGGCACTCCGGCCATTCTAACGTGTTTATTTTTACTTGCTCCCAATCGTTTTAGAATAATTGGCACGTTGTTTTGCACCATGTCATTTTGTTCATCGAGGATATCGCAACCAGCGTCAACCGATGTTATCTGCCGCCTGTTTTGACTACCTCGATAATAAATAAAGTTTAGTCCAACACGTTTGAGATCGATGTTATCTGTTTTGACAATCATATCTTGAAGGCTAGGGCTATCATCGATTCTAGGATCTACCCGGCCTTGAACGAAGTCTTTGATCTGATCTTTAGCCGGCATAGCATAAAACACGTTCTCAAAATAATGCTGAGGGAAATAAAAAGAGTAGGCGATCAGCCATTCACTGATACCGCATTGAGCCGATTTCATAACAACGATCTCGCGGCTCTCATCATCGAATATCTGTTCTAGTGGTCCGTGGTTTTCAAAAGTAAATAGTTTGCCATTAATATAATAACTGGACGTAACCCAGTCTTTAAATTTTCTAGCTTGCTTATTTGTTATCAGCAGTTGAGCCGTCAGCATTGACCAGTTCAGATATTCTTCTGCCGATTCTGTTTTGCGTTGCAACGTCTGGACATTCATGTTTAATCACCATTGTTATCAACTGAATATATTTGGTAACCTGTTCGATTTTAACATAGTGCTTGTTAACAGTCTGCTGAGCAAATTCGTCACCGTATTTGCGTTCTAAAAACCAAGCGCTGGCCTTCCAGTTTTTGGGATAATTAAAATCAACCGTGTAGTGATGTTTGCACTCAGGACATATCGATCTTTTAGATCCTTTACCAATAGCCGCGGATTGAATTATCTTGATATTACGGGATTTACACTTTTGCTTAGATTTGTTTATTTTGTCAGAAACGTCAGGTTTTGTGCTCATCCATTTATAAAGAGTTTCGCGGCTTAGGCCTATTGCATGGCAGGCGTCTGTAATTGATAGCCCCTCTGAGAGCTCTTTGCATATCTCATCTACTATCT